ACATGGTTGATACGTCTACGTTGGAAGATTTAGTCGAAACGCAAGAACCCGGAAGACGCGCGGCGGGTTCAATGGCTGTAAGCGGTGCATTTGAACGCGAATATCTTGACAATTTAGTTGAGATTGAAGACGAAAAGTTAGACATTGTTGTTCTTTATGGCACAGACGGCAAAGGTAAAGAGGGTATTTGTGGTTTTATCGGCTCTGAATCATTCGCACCGGACGAAGCTACAGACGACCATTTAACAGGCACTTGCAACATTGCTATTTCAACAGTGCCGCGTTGGATTCATAAAGATTATGACGTTGCGGTAACAGAAGATGAAAACGGTTATCCGACATCAATTACATTATCAAAAAAATCGTAAGTCAGTCCGGAAAAACAAATAAGGCTGTTGCGACTGACGAGGATACAAAAACAGCCGTAGTAATTTGATAGTTAGTAAATAATATGGCAGGGCGGCAGAAATGCCGTCCCTGTCCTATATAAAGCGAAAAGGACAGGTAATGAATATGAAAACAATTACAGTAAACAGTAACGAATATAAATTAGAGTTCTCTTTTGAAGCGGCAGAGTATAAAGACATCGTGCAGAAAATGTTTAAGGTCCTCAGCGGTGCTTACGTTGTCGAAGAATCAAAGGATATGCAGAATCCTACTACTAAGGATATTATCAACGGCACGGCAAATATGATTGGCGATACAGCAGATATTTGCGTTACTGCTTTTTATGCCGGCTTATTAGAAAATAATCCACTTTCACATGAAGAAGCAAAAACAGTCATGAGGGATTATATGAAAGAAAATAAGCTTTCGTACAAGAAACTGTATGACGAATTGAGAAATTGCATGGAAACAGATGGTTTTTTCGACCTGTCGGGGCTGAACGACATGATTCAGCAGATGTACGGGACAGCACCGGAAGCGACAGCACAGACAGCATAAAAAAATCTGAAATTAACTGGCATAAAATAATTTGGGAAGATTATTTTCCGACAGCCTTTTCAATCGGGATACACATAGATGAGTTTAAGCACATGACACCGGCGCAGTTAGGATACTGTATAAAAGGACATGAGTTGAAAAGAAAAGAACAGGATAGCGATATGTGGCACTTTGCCGGTACATATGGAATATCTGCCCTTATTTATGCGATAGACCGTTGCTTAAATGGTAAAAAGGCAAGGTCGGAGTACATCAAAAAACCAGTTTCAATTTTACTTGAAGAAGAAAGTAAGCCAAAATCAAAAGAAAGTAATGAAGATGTTGCAATGTTTGAAATGCAACAAAGAATCAAAATACTGGAAAAAGAGGGCGGCATATTAAGTCCGTCATAGGTGGTAGCACGCGAATTGCTACCACCTTTATTTTTGCGCTAAAGGTGGTGAGGACGTGGCAGATAATGAACTGGACAGCTTAGAGCTTAAAATACAAGCAAATGCAACACAGGCAAACAATGCGCTTGATAAACTTGTTAAAAATTTAGAGAATTTATCAAGTTCGTTAGGAGTTATCAACAATGCCAATCTTGCGGGGTTTGCAAGTGGTGTAAAAAATATTACAAATGCAATGCAGGGAATGAAAAGCGTAAGCACGGCAGATTTTACGCGTTTGTCAAAAGGTATTCAGAAGATTTCAACCATTGACACTGCCGCAATAAACAAGGCTTCTACAGCAATGGCGTACCTAAGTAAGTCCTTTAATTCCATGCAGGCAACCAGTGAAGCAACAAAGCAGATTACGGAACTTGTGACAGGAATCAAGCAGTTAGGATATGCCAGCGCCGCAAAGGCTATTGACAATATACCGAAGCTTTCAAGCGCGATGAAACAGCTTATGCAAGAACTGTCAAAAGCACCACAGGTAAGTCAAAATCTTATTGATATGACTAATGCGCTTGCGAATTTAAGCCGCACAGGGGCTTCAAGCGGCAGAGCGGCGACGTCATTAAGCAAAAACTTTTTAAACGTTTCATCTTCTGCAAATTCGGCAACCAAAAGCAGTTGGTCGTTGGCTTCTGCATTTGGTAAATTATACGCTTCATACTGGCTTGTTTTCAGGGCAATAAATAAACTGGGAGATTCGATTAATATAGCTTCATCACTCACGGAAGTTGAAAATGTTGTACGTACAACTTTTGGAAATTATGAAAACCTTGTAGACGACATGGCAAAAACATCTATACGGGATTTTGGTATGTCAGAACTGTCAGTAAAGCAGTATTCAAGCCGTTTTCAAGCCATGGGCGTCGCTATGGGCTTTTCTCAAAAGAAAATGGCGGATATGTCCGTTGAATTGACAAAGCTGACGGCAGATATGGCTTCATTCTACGATATAGAACAGTCAGACGTTGCAAGAAATCTTCAAGCGATTTTTACAGGCGAAACAGAGCCATTAAGAAAATATGGACTTGATTTGACACAGGCAACGTTAAAAGAATGGGCTTTAAAAAATGGCCTTGACGCTAATATCAGTTCCATGACGCAAGCTGAAAAAACCATGTTGCGATACAGATACGTTATGGCAAATACAGCGGCGGCACAAGGCGACTTTGCAAAAACTGCCGACACATGGCACAATCAAACAGTTATTTTAAAGCAATCATTTCAAGAACTGGCAGGAATCATAGGCACATCGCTGATTAATGCGTTTAAGCCGTTTTTAAGCGGATTAAATTTCGCAATGACACAGGTTATTAATTTCGCTGAAACGGTAACAAATGCCCTAGGTGCAATTTTTGGTTGGAAATTTGAAGTTACAAACAAAGGCATTGCCGATGATTGGTCGGACGCCGCAGACAGCGCCGATGATATAGCAGAAAGCACCGGAAATGCCGCTAAAAACGTTGAAAAGCTGAATAAGGGTGTAAGACAGTTTGATGAATTAAAACTGATTACAACACCGGATTCAAGCGGTGGAAATGGCAAAAAGGGTAGCGGTACAGGAGCGGCAAGCGCAGACGGAGCAAGCGGCGGCCTTGTGAAAGTCGATACCATTTGGAAAGATTATAAAAGTCAAATTAAAAATTTACGCGAGTTAGGCGAGTATATAGGCAATACGCTTACAGATACGCTGAATAGCATTGACTGGGACAGCGTATATGCCGGTGCTAGAAATTTTGGTAAAGGCCTTGCTGATTTTCTCAACGGGCTTATCTCACCGAAATTATTCGGTGCTGTCGGCAGAACTATTGCAGGAGCGTTAAATACCGCTGTGTATACGGCTTTGTCATTTGAGGAAACGTTTGACTGGGAAAACTTAGGATTTTCTATTGCAACCGGGATAAATCAATTTTTTGAAACGTTTGATTTTGCTTCAACCGCAAAAGCTATCAATAAGTGGGTTCAAAGCATTTATAGAGCGTTTAAAACTGCGATTGGGACAGTAAAATGGTCAGAAGTTATAGCCGGACTTTGGAAGCTTTTTAGCAATATTGAATTAAAAACAGTAGCAATCATAATTGGTACGGTGCTTTTAAAGAAATATTTTAAGCTTGAAATTGCTAAAAATATTTTAAAGGGTATTGCGACATCAATTTCACAGTCAATAGCAAAATCACTTGCGGCAAAAATGGGTGTTGAAATTGCACAAAACGCAGGAATTTCAAAGGCACTTACGGCTGGAATTAAAAAATCAATAGGAAATATTGATTATGGTGGACTATCAAAAACACTTTCGTCTTTAATGTCAACAAAGTTAAAAGCCACAATCGGAATTGCGGGTATTGCAACAGAGTTTTTAACGGTTGCAACTGTCTTTGAAAAAATTGGGGAAGGTGCTAATTTTACAGTCGGTATGTTGGCAAAAGTGGCGGCAGGTGCAGGAGTGGCGGCGGCAGCTTTAAAGCTAATTGGATTATCTACACCGTGGACAGCGGCTATCGTTGGTATTACAGGTGTGGTTGCGGCTATCGCAGGAATCGGCATAGGATACGCAAAAGCGCAAAGCGAAGTAGTAAGCGCCAATACTATAATCAGCGATTCTGTATTAGCAACGGCAGAGAGTTTAAATTCAACAATACAGTCATCTAAAGACCAGTTTAATAGTGTAGGTGATACCTATGCAGGCGTTAAAAGCGTTGCAGATAAATACTTTGAATTGGCAGATAATTTTGACAATTTAACAGATTCGCAAAAGGAAATGCTTATTGCATACGCAAATTACATTGTCGAACAGTGTCCGGAATTGGCAGATTCGATTGATACGGTAACTGGCGAATTTAAAGGACAAAAAGAAGAAGTTTACAATACAATTTCTGCACTTGAAGCTTATGCCAAAGCGGCGGCAATGCAAGATGTATTAAAAGACCTGTACAAGCAAGAGATTGATATTGGCAATCAACTAAAAGAAAATAATGAAAAATACAACAAAGCAGAAAGTATTATTTATGAATACGTAAAAGAGCTTACTGGAATGTCTAAACAGGCATTTGATTCAGCATATGAAATCAGTGGATTGGGTGACGCATTTGATGTGCTTTCGGGACTTTTAGATGACCCAATGAGAAAAACCAGTGATTTTACAAAAACATCATACAATTTACGAAAAGAGTTAGGATTAAATTCACAGGAAACATGGCAATTAGCAAATGATAATAGAGAATTAAAAGAATCTTATGAAAAATGTGAAAATGCAATAGCGAATGCCGCAACCGAAGCGGCAAATTGCAAAAATGAATACAACAATCTTACGCAACAGCAGAACGACACTGCGGACAGTTCTGATAATTTGCGGGATACAATGCAACAAAACAATGAGCAAATAAGAGAATCCGTGCAACAGTCAATGTATGACATTGAAAAAAATGTAGCGGAAAAGTCAGGCGAATCTACAGAAGATATTTCAAATTTTTACAACAAAGCAAGTGAAACCTTTGGCAGATTGGGTGTTGTAGGAACAGATGGCGGTACAAAGCTGTATAACGGATTTACGACCACAACAAGCGGATTGCCGGGATACAATAGCGCAATATTCGACAATATTCAACAAACGGCTATTTCAAAGGCACTTGATACCGGCTCAAAAGCGGGTGAAAACCTTGTTGATTCGTACAAGGAAAATATTGACGGTGTACCGAACACAACGGCAGTTGCTTTCCTGTCAATTATAGACGCAGTAAACGCAGGAGAAATCGGTTCAGATGTTGGTGCTGACCTCATGAACAACTTAGCGGATACGATAAGCAGTAAAGCATGGAAAGTCCATGACGCATTAACCAATGCTATTCAAACAAATTACAAATTGGAATTGGAAACAGACGGAAATTACAGTACGGGCGACCCGTTTAGCACTGGATTTTCAAGGTTAAACGTTAAAGAAATTCCCAAAAGAGCAAAAGGCGGATATTTGCCGCAGAAATATAGCATTTGCATAGCGGGCGAAAATGGCATACCGGAAATTGCCGGAACGGTCGGCGGCAAGTCGGCAGTAGCGGGCGGCGCAGAAATTACGGGTATTAAAGATTCCATTTACGATACGTCACAGCGAGAGATAGCACTGCTTAGACAGCAGAACCAGTTGTTACAAGGAATACTCAACAAGGACTTGAGTATAAGCCAAAACGACATCGGAAGCAGTGCAAGAAAATACGCAAGAGAATATTTTAAAAGAACTGGCAAACCAGCATTTGATTATTAATGCATGTACAATAGATGATAATTAATCTATTATAATACATGACAACTTGCTTTGCGGCGGAATCTATTTTATGTAGGTTTCGCCTTTTGCCATTTCTTTAGCACATATCGAATGCCGGTATGTGCTTTTTTGTTACCAATTTTTAAAAATGTGAGGTGCAGGCATGGCGTACAACGGCTTTTTGATTAAAATTGGAGATTATACGATACCGGACGGATTAATCAAGGCAGATTCCTACAGCGCATACGCAAATATGCAGGACATTGACGATTACACGGACGCAAACGGATACGAGCATAGAAACGCTGTTGAATTAAAGGCATTAAAGGTTGAATTTGAAACCAAGGCAATGCTTACAAATGAAACATTTGAAGTGCTGATGAGCAATATTCGCAACAATTTTACAAATCCGCAGGAGCGTGGCTGTTATATTACGGCTTATATCCCGGAATATGATGATTATGTTACGCAGTATGGCTATATGGCTGATTTTCAGCCTACAATTTACGGCACGTACGGAAATGTAATTCGATACGATTCAATCAGGCTTGCTTTTATTGGAGGTGTTTACGGTGGTTAATTATCAATACGCAGAATTATTTAAAAAAGATAGTATAGATAAGCAGTTGACGATTGAAACGGACGACAAAACGACAAAAATTACAAATGTTGAACTACATCAAGAGCAGTTTGAATTGACAGAAAGCATTTGTTCGGAATCTGAATTGACAATCGGAAGCTGTGAAGCGGCGGTGCTTAAATTTACTGTATCAAACATTTTTTTGCCGATGAAAGACAAAATGATAACGGTTAAAACGGTAATTGATAATAACACTGCAAATCCGTTTCAAATTGGCAGATATAAAGTATACTCTGACACACCAACGGCAGATAGAACAAAGCGTGATATTGTGGCTTATGACAGTCTGTATGACGTGATAAACGCAGATGTGGCGGAGTGGTACAATACTTTGCTCCCGGATAAAGACAGCGTTACAACAATGAAAGCTTTTCGGGATAGCTTTTTTGGGTATTTTGGGATTGAGCAGGCGGACGCACAGCTTGTAAATGATGATATGAAAGTCGAAAAGACGGTTGAGCCGGAAGAATTAAGCGGTGCAACTGTGCTGAATTGTATTTGTGAAATTAACGGCTGTTTCGGTCATATTGGACGTGACGGCAGATTCCATTACATCTACCTTGAGCAAGAAATACAGGGATTATATCCAAGAAACAACCTGTATCCGGCAGATGATTTGTACCCGCGTGAACCGAAAAGCACGAGAATAAGCAAAAGTCTGTATATATCGGCGCAATACGAAGATTTCCTCGTGAAAACTATTGATAAACTGCAAATCCGGAAAGAAGAAGACGATATCGGAGTAATTGTCGGAAGCGGCACAAATGCCTATGTTATACAGGATAATTTTCTTGTTTACGGCAAAGGCAGTGAAGAACTGACGGGAATCGCAAATAACATTTACGGAAAAATCCGGGGAATTATTTACAGACCGTTTTCTGCGGACTGCAAAGGAAACCCATGTATTGAAGTAGGTGACGCGGTTCGTCTGCCAACAAAATATGAAATCATTGAAAGCTACGTGTTAAAACGTACACTAAAGGGCATACAGGCACTTAGGGACAACTATGAAGCAACGGGTGAAGAATACCGTTCTACACAGGCAAATAGCGTGCATAAAAGCATTATACAGCTTAAAGGAAAGACCAATGTACTGACACGGACAATCGAAGAAACAAACAGTAAGATTACGGACGTTGAAAGCGGATTAAGTTCTGAAATTAAGCAGACTGCAAACAGTATCCGAAGCGAGGTATCCGATTCAGTAAACAACTTATCCAGTAGTATACAGCAAAACGCAGAATCAATTGCAACGGAAGTAAAGCGGGCAAACGAAGCCGAGGGCAATTTATCGACGAAAATTACACAGACTGCGGAATCAATTACATCAGAAGTAAGCAAAAACTACGAAACAAAAGAAAACGCTACAAACACAAAAACGGAGTTGGAAAGTTCTATAAAACAGACGGCAGACGGATTTACGGCAGAGTTATCAAAACAGGTAACGGAAACTAAACAATATGCTGAATCTGCCGCTGAAACGGCTGAAAGTAATGCAAAACAGGACACAGCAGATAAGTTAAAGGATTACAGCACAACAACGGAAATGAATACCCAAATCAATGCTACAGCAGAGGGAATTTCGGCAGAGGTAACCCGAAAACTGCAAAGCTACAGCACTACAGAACAGATGAATAGTGCAATAAGGCAGACGGCAGATAGCATTAATACAGAAGTATCAAAAAAAGTAAATGGCGATGAAATTATTTCAAAAATTAACCAATCTGCTGAAAACGTTTCGATTGAAGCAAACAAAATCAATCTGAACGGCGCTGTGACGGCTAATCAGAATTTTAAAATCGGTTTGGACGGCAGTATGGAAGCGTTATCCGGACTAATCGGAGAATGGCAGATATTTGACGGATATTTGCGGTATGTTTTAGGAGAAAATGCACAGGCACTTTTAAAACCGGACGAATTGCTTATTAGTAGAAGTGCCGGGGCAAACTTTCACGCATATCCGGGATTGTTGTATATGCAATCTGATGACGGAGAACGAAGCATTTCTATTGATTGCAATGACGGAAGCATTAATTTGGGCGGAAGCTGGACAACTCCGTGGGGCGACATAGAAGGATAGAAAGGAGCAGGCATGAATAAAACGTATGGTCGTATAAATTGGGAAAATTATCCGAGTGATGAAACACCACTGAATGAAAGTAATCTGAATAAAATAGATGTGGCTACAGATGAAATTGACAATAGGGTAATTACACTGGACACTACAAAAGCGACTAAGGAAGAAGTTTCAACACTGGTGCAGGACGTTACATTTGAAGAAAAGACAGGCATTATTACTATTACTAAAAAAAATGGCTCAAAAATAACGATTGACACGCAGATGGAAAAAATCGCGGTAAATTTTTCATATAATGCCGGAACACAGCAGATTATTTTAACGCTTATTGACGGCACAAAGCAATATATAGACCTGGCAGCACTGATTACGCAGTATGAGTTTTTGGACAGTGACACGGTGGCATTTTCAATTGACAGCGCTGGAAAAGTGTCTGCAATCGTAAAAGAAGCGAGCATACAGGAAAAGCATTTACAGCCTAATTATCTTGCAGATATTAAAGTTGAAGTTGCAAAAGCACAGGCAAGCCAGTCGGCGGCGGCAAAATCTGAAAGCAATGCAAAAGCAAGTGAAACAG